TTGCAAGCTCTGTAAGGAAGTTTAGGTACTATAAGCAGGCTGCATTCTATTTAGACGCTGTAGGCGCTCAGGAGTTCTATATTGTAGCAATAGAGAAGAATCCTCCATTTAGCATAAATATTATACAGATTGGAGATGAACTATTAGACAAAGGAAGAGAACTCTATAATAGAGATCTAGAAGTCTATAAATACTGTACCGATAATGATTATTGGCCAGGAGAAGGTTTTGATTATCTTGACAAAGATTCAGAACGAACTATACATGTAATGAATGACGATATATTATGAGAACACCAAAAGGATCAGTAAAAGCATATGATGCAGAAGGTAATTTTATAGGATTTGTATTTAAAAATTTTTATGATAAAATTACTTATGATATCAGAAAAAAAGATAGAGAAGATAGAAAAAAACATAAAGAAAAAATGATGAAAAAGATAATGAGTGGAGAAATTAAAGATGCTATAAAATGAAAAATTCAGTAGTATTTGAAGGTGGTATTGATAAAGTTAGTACCTTAGCAGATGGTAGTTTAAGGGTGTACGTAGGTACCCCTGAACTATCTAATGAGACTATGGTAAGTGTATTTAGTTTAATCAAGAAGCCTGGATTTGTATTAATATCAGCTAATGCTATCAATCAAGATCAGATAGATGCAGTTGAGAAAGCAACAACAAACGCAGAGTTTAGTGAGAAGACTCCTAGTCAGAGAATGAGAGGAGTACTCTATAAGCTTTGGGAAAAAACACAGCCTAAAACCATGAATGGTGATGGTGAAATGGAATATGTAGATTTTGATTTATTCTACAAAAGACAGATGAATAAAATAATTGATCACTTTAAAACTAAATTAGACTAGAATGGAAAAAGAAAAACCCTCCCCTGAAGAACAATTAAAAGAATTAAGAAAAGAATTATTAAGTAAAGTAGAAGATAAACTATTGGATGAATATACATATTTTTATATGAATACAATACTTAGTCATACAGCCACATTAAAAATAAATTTTGATAATATAAAAGAATCTAAATAATGGCTATAAAGCAATTTATACACAGAGTTAATCCTCAAAAGAAAAGACCAGGAGTGCATTCTAAGAATGCCTCCCGTGGTCAAAATTCCTATAAAAAGAAATATCGTGGACAAGGAAAATAAATACTCTAAATATTATTGGGAAGTAGGCAGAAACGGATACGTTACTGACACTTCATATGATGAAAGAATACCAAGTTATTACATTGGGAAATACCACAAATACGAAGCTCGTAAAGTTATAGAAGATTTTGAACTAACTTATAATATTGGCACAGCAGTAACTTATTTATTGCGTGCTAATCGTAAACACGATACTCCTGTTGATTGTATTAAAAAAGCAATTGCACATTTGGAATTTGAATTAGATAACTTAAATAAAGAATAAATGGAATACATACATATAATACAGCCTTTAATAATAATAGGGGTTTCCTTCGGGGCAGGAGGAGTTTTAGGAGCGTTTTGGATGTTTTGCATAATGCTCAAAAATCAGAATCACTTAGAAAAAGAATTAGATTCTAAAAATGCGTTATTAGATTCATATATAAATGTATATGAAGATGATGATTATGAAGCGTATTAAAAAGAAAATCAAGTGGTTAAAACATTTGATTGGTCTTCATAATAAAAAATGCAAAAGAAGATTTTTCACAGAGAAAAATACCTATATTTGCCTTATAACTGGTGACAAATTTAAAAGAAGAAATTATGAGTTATTTAGAATTTTTAAAGAGAAGTAAGAATCACATAGATACACGTTGGGTGGTAAAATATAATAAAAAAGGCCTAGTTAAAGAAGTAAAACAAATTTATAAACCTTCTGAATATTATTCTCTTAATTTACATAAGGGCGAGAATTCAAGACCTTTACATAATAAGAATGCTTTAATTAAAATATTAGAAAATGATAAGGCAACAAGAGATCCGATTTTAAATGAATAATATTGTAGTTATATGGCCTTCAAAACTACCATCTAGGAGGATTATCTGGACAAGTAACGCTCTTTAATTTTGTCTTTAATTTCATAAAGCAGCCACATTTTTTACATTGTTTTGTAAGTTTAGTAAGGTGTTCACATTTCTTACATATTTCCCATCTTTTATCTGTTGTTTCTTTATCTGCAAACGTTTTCATACTTTTACATTATAATTAAGTATTCCTTGTAAACCGTTTTGTCTACTATAAATAAAAGCTTGAGCTTTTTTAATGTTTCCTATAAATCCTTTAGCGTCATGCCAGTAATCAGTTGCAGACATAGATGATAAGTTTCTAACGGTTATCCCGTTAAGCTCTTCTATAGCCTGCAGCTTCATGGCTTTATTAGTATGGAAATGACCTCTATGTACTTCTACATAATCTATATCACTCCACATATTCTTAAATCTTTGAGAAATAATACCTGGAAGATTTGCTGTTTTAGGTCCATCGCCATGATCTGATACAATTAAATTGTTGCCATAAGGTATAGCTTTCATTAAACAATCATTGTTATCTATTTTAATGTTTTCATTATTTTCATAATATAGCTCAAGACAATCTCCTAAATGCATAACAGATTCTCTATCATGATTTCCTGGGACTACCATTACATGAACATCTGCTATCTCAGATAGTTTATCAATGGCTTTAATCATTAGCCTTCTAGCTGTTCTATACATATTTATATGATAGTTGCTATTAAATTGTGGTGTTCCTTTGGTTGTAGCTGGTATGGGCCAATCACCATCAGAGTTCAATAAATCATTTCCTACGATAAATAATATCTTGTCTATATAGTACCCTTGAGCACGATATAAAAGGTGTTCTATGGCGCTAAAAAGACGTTCTTCTGCTATATCAAAACTATATTCATCTCCTTTAATACCTATTTTACCTATATGAAGATCAAATGCAGAGATTTCTAAAAGATGTAAATCCTTTCTATCATCAGGTCTATCTCTTTTAATTTTTGAAACATTTGGTGATAAGTTGCGTAAATCTTCTATAAGATGTTCTTTGATTTGTTTTAAGTTAAGCTCTGGTTTAATTCTTGTTAACCAAGCTTTTGTTCTAAACATAGTGACGGTAATTGGTTTTCTTTCATTATCAAATCCTGTTACCTCATAAGTACCAATATCATATTTATCTACTTCCCACTCATTTTGATCTACACTACACGCTTCTAATAAATCGTCTAAAGATTTAACTCTTGTACAATTTTCTGCTGTAAGAATAGCGCTGTCTTTAGTTTCTTGAAAATTTAAAACTTCTTTTTCTCCAGGCTCTACATCTGGATTTTTTTCTCTTAATCTTCGTGCTACAGTTCTAATTTGTTCATAATTAGTTCCAAATTTTTTTGCTGTGTCTGCGTATTTACTACGCATTAAGTGCGGATTTTCTAAAAGATACTCTCTGATTTGATCATTTAAAGACATATTATAAAGTGTTGGTTATTCCTCAATTCCATAGCCATGCTGGCTTTTGAGCACTAAATTAGTAGCTTTAAGTGTGTGTTTTTTACGACTACCAATTAATTTTCTAACAACTTTACTAACAGTATCTTTATTTAAAAATATTTCTCCTTTGTTTTTTCCTTTAACTACTATATCTTCAATAGTATATTTAAGTCCCTTAGAGTCCTTAAAGGTCCAATCTGATAACCAAATAGGAATATTATACTTACTTGAAATGTTAATCATTATTTTTTTACTATTGTTAATGTAGGCCCTAAAACACTACATACCGCATAAAAGTATATAGGTTTATTTACATTTCCAAAAGTATTAAATAATCCGTTGTTAGCCAAACTTAATGTGCTTTGACTTGTAAAAGTGTCTGTAAGTAGTCTAAAAACATTACCACCTGTAGTATCTGTTATCACACCTGTAGAAACTGTAAAAGTCAAATCCTCTATAGATTTAAAACTCCAATGTAAACTAATTACAGATGACGTTCCTGAGCCATGATAGTGATTTATAATTATATCTTTTAGAGTGGATCCAGTATTTAAAGTAAATATATTTTCTACTGTATTTACTGTAGATAGTATCCTCCCAGAAATATTGTTTACATCATCTCTTGTATTTATTGTATCTGTTTTTAGATTTGTTTTCGGAGTTGTTATATCTTTTTCAATTCTTCTTGCAGTAGCAGCATCAGATAATTTTTGTTCTGTAGTTTTATATGGCGATACTGCCATTGGAGTTGTAACTATTTTTCTATCTACAATATATCTAGATCTACTTTTTGATAATTTACTATATTTATCTTTAATTAAAGGCATATTTTTTATTTATGATAATGTTACATATCCTCCATAGATTCTGTCTGCATCTTGATTACCAGGAGTTATTTTAATTGCTAGATATGTTCCAGTATCATCTGTAGTGGACACATCTACTATATTTATTTCTTCTCCTAAGTTGCCAGTACCTTTACTCGTTTCTGTTGCTACATTTGGATTTTTTGCATATACAATAACTGTTGCATCATCTCCGCTACCATATGTAGTTACAGCTGTTGCTGTTGCTCCAAATGGA